GTATTTGCATCTACTGGTACAATCATAATACTTGCCACGTTGGGAGTTAGTGCCTTGTGCAAATATGCACTTAGCTCACTGAAATAAAATGTTTCACCAAAGTCCCAGTTTGCAATATCAAAATATGCATTAACAGCATCAATAACCGATGTTCTAATATCATTATCACTAACCTGCATGGAGGCATTTTTGATCACTTTGAAAGTGGCTTGTAAATTTGCCGGTGCTTTGGGGCCAAACAATAATTTAAACTTTGCAGAGTTGAACACAATAGTATCACTTATACTCTTAACATCGTTTAAACTAGAAAATTGTGTACTCAAACTGTGTACAGTTGGCTCGGCTGGCCTTGGTATAGTGTTACTGGTGTCTTGCACCCAGTTTCTATAGTCAGTTTCATAAGCAGCAGTTAGCATATAGATATCATTGATGTTGGTACTGCTTGGATCAATGCGACGAGTGCTTGGACTATTGTGTCTATATTGAAATACTAAATCTTGTCTACCATACTTGGCAATGTATTGAGTTTGTTCAATCAAGGTGCGTGTGTTGGATAACAAATAGAATTTTCCTGTTGTATTGGCGTAGAACAATTGTCCTGCCAGGTACATGGTTTGGTTATCAGTAATAGTATTCAATGTGGGATACAAAGTAACTATTAAAGCATTATTGACCAATATCAAGTCAACAAAATTGTCGTATCCTGAAACTTGTTCAAAGAATACCAACTTGTTGTTGCTGTTTACTGTTGGATTAACCACTGCATTAAACAAATCTGGATTATCGGGGATTCCGTCGTTATTGCTATCGGCAAATGTAACAAAAATTCTAGATTTATTTACATACCCGTCAATATCAACATAATTTTTATAAACATACCAAGTAGCATCTTGCCCTAGTGGAGATGCTGAATCGGGCAATGAGTTTGTTTTTAATAGCTTGACTTGATCGCTGATAGTGGTACCGGACTTTGAGTCAAAAATCTTAGAAGATTGATCGTAATAAAATGTAGTTTCTTCAACACTGTGCATAACATATTCGATACCACGATAATGTACCGTGTATCCGCCGGCGTTGTAGGCAAAGCGTACCAACCAACTGGCATCAGCAGCAGTACTGCTGGTATTTCCTTGATTATCCAATCCAAATGCTCCGGTAACGTTAAGATTCTCAACGTCAATCACTTCCCATGTTTGCTTGTCTAATTTAAAGGTCAAGCCAAAGCTTTTTAGTTCTTGTATTAGTTGTGTAACAATATCTGTAAAGAAAGGAGTAAATGCATTTTTAAAAACAGGATACACTATATCAACTATTGCGCCTGCAGGAACTTTGATATTAAACACAATTGGCCCGGTACCATTGGCAAAGTTGCCCACCCCATTATTTGTACCATCACCAAATGCCTCGGTAATGGTGGCATAAATTGCAGCATGATCGGATGTTGCCGAAGCCAGGCCCGGGACCATGTTATTGCTAGCATCAAAATAATAGCCTGCTGCGGCCTTAAATTTTACTATGGATCCCTTGCGTAAATATTTTGCGTTGGTTCTAGTGGCTCCGCCAATTTGCGCAGGAGTATTATTTGTTATAAAATATCCCGTAGCCTCGTTAGATCCCACTGTACTTAAATTCCAAGTTATATTGGCAATAGTAAATGTTGGATAGTTGGCATAATAAAAATGCAACATTTCTTTACTGGCAACTTTGTCTATAACTTGTTGATTGATTACCTTGACAATGTCTGCATTGCTGTTAAAGGTAAATCCAAATGTTCGAATAAAATTATCACTGTACAACACCCCGTCTTGAGCAAAGATATTTGTACTAGAGTATTTGCCGGTACTATCAATTACATCCAAAAAGCGGCTTAGTCCCGAACTGGTGCGATTAATACTCTTAACTTTGAGTACATTGCCAAAACTAGTGTAAGGCAAAATATTATAATCCTCGCCGGTGATCATGCGATTTTGTGTGTAATATTGCTGCGGTGCCTTCTTTTTAATATCGTCGGTGCTTTCCCGCGAATTTGCATTGGACACTGTGTATTGTAGGCTTGCACGAATTGTTAAAGTTTCCGAACGGCCTTGGCGGTTAACATAATTCAATGAAAGTGTAATACCGGTCATTTCGTCGGGGGTAATTTTATAAGTTAAGCCGTTGCTTACCCTATAATAAACTTTAAAGTTGCCACGTGGCATGTTGGCAAAGCTTCCGTCACCAAATACTAAATCAATTTGATCAGCAGCTCGGGTGTTTACTTGGAATAAGTTGCGTTTGTCGCTGTCATTGTAAATTACATTTATGCCGCCAACTGCAGGAACCTGGCTCCAACTTGTGGCCAGTGCATTGTTACTATCCAGCTCGTACAACCACACATCTGTGTTATTGACATTGTTAAAATCAACATTGACTATGCGATTTGGAATAGACTCGCTGACTGCAAAGTCTTGGCTAAACAACTTGCCTTGTTTGAAATATACAAAGAATCCGGTGTCGTTGCTGCTGTTACCGTAATTGTCGTTGCGGTACAAAATGTTAAACGGCCCATTGGTATTTGGGGCACTTTCGTAGATATATTCTTTGCCAACGGAAGTTGCACTAACTGCTTCAAAATCAAAATTGCTACCTTCAATAGCTGCTTGGAACCTGTAAACTCCCAGCACATTCCTAATCAAGTTTAAACTGTATTCGTCGGTAGTAACTCCGCTAATGCTTTGGCTATTGCCGGGCTTGCCAATTACTTGGCTATTGACCATGGTTGCATTTAAAATTGTTGTAAATTGCTCTAACCAATTGTCGTTAGATTGATCATTCCAATTAACAACTAGATTGCTTAGATTTAATCCGTTGCTGTCAAATAATGTTTCAGTGGTATAGATGTTGTCAATTTTCAACATGCCTGTAGCGGCAATATTGCGTTTGGGATTGTAGCTAACCAGACGAGCTAATTTTAAAATACTGTCACGACGTTCGGCAGTATCAATGAAATTCTCGCGAGCATTCAAGTCTGTTCTAAATGCAAGGCTTTGTCCCATAAATGCTATGAGGTCGATAAGAGCTATGAATTCGCTGCTCTCAGTAAAGTCATTGTAGTCTTCGGGATAATATACTCTGAGATAGTCAATCATTGTTTTACGCAATGTCTCAAAGTCGTAGCTAGTGAAGTCGGCCTCTTGGAAGGTCTGATATATCTTTTTCCAGTTTTCAGCTACTAGCAAACTCGTTTGTCGTGCATTAATTGCCATCTATTGAACCCGTTTTTAATATTTATTAGTGCTATAATATATGCACTAATTAGCTCATGCTAACTGATTTACTATTTTGATCAAATGTAAAACTTATCAATTGAGTCTGGTCCGTTGGAATGTAGGCTAACTCTAAAGAAATTTGTATGCCATATTCAAACTGTGTCACAGTGACATCATCTATAGATATCCTAGGATCATATGCTGCAATTGTTTTAATATCCTTGACTATGGCCGATTTGATTTCTTCAGTGAAAGGTTCAAATAATATGCCCCAGATAATTGTACCAAAATTTGGATTCATTAGCTTTTCGCCTTTGCGAATATGAAAATGATTGAATAGGTCTTGTTTGGCCAACTCAAAATCAGTTATCCTAAACTTTTTGGTGCGATCGTATGTGCTAAAACCTTTGTATATAGTCATAATGTATATTTACCTACACAGAAAGCACATCTATTGCATACCTGCCACGGTTAAAATACATAGACCCAGTGGTGCCATTTGCATCCGCACCGGATGCTGTCATTCGCCAATTTTTAGAACCAGTTGCTCCCAATAAATGCGCAACTGTTAACATGCCTGCAACTGTGCATAAATCGTCGGTGTCTTTGATGCCGCCATTTTTGAGCAAACTTTTATAGTTTCTATCCAGCAAGGCCATCATCATCTTTTCCTGAATTGCTACATTGGCTAAGAACTGTTCCTTGCTGCCAATTCCATCCTTGCCAGTCCAACTTGCCGGGTAATCAATTGATTTGTTTCCGCTGTATTTTGTATAGGCATCTCGTTTGATGTAACCCAAGTCAACCATTGCTGCCGCCCCAAATTGATACTTTCCACAATAATTCAGTTGATTGATAACTGAATATCTACAACTGCTTTCGCTCCACCCAATTTGTTGCACCAATGCTTTAATGTGGTTGGCATTTAGTGGTCCAATTCCCGTAGATACTGTCGGGGCATCGGATCTAGTAAGATAGCTCTTGTTCACTGTATTCGAAACACCAATCGATCTTGCTGCTGTTGGGCCCGGATCATTGGAAGGTGTGCCGCCACATTCTACTACCGGAACAGCAACTGATGGCGCAGGCCCGGAAGTAACCTTGTTAGTAGATGCGGGCGGTTTTACAGAAGTGCTGGGAATTACAATTGTAGACGCAGCAGCCAATGCAGTGTTTTCATGTAAACTCCACGGCTCGTGTGTCGGAGCAATTGGTACTATGGTTGATAAACTGCCATTTATGCTTTCCCATCTGCCGGCCAAAGACATACCCGAATCACTTAACTTGTTAATTTTTATTGGAACGGGCTGTTTAACTGAGCCCCCGACTCCGTTATTCAGTGATATATTACTACCTGTTAGCTTTAACCCTGCTGCTCCGTTGTAGCTGGCAACGCCACTGGCATTTATATCTATTGACCCACTACTACCCAGACCAACTTTGCCCGCAAACATTACCAAATCCTGTGCAGCATTAATTCCCACCTTGGTGCCTTGAAAGTTTATGTCTTGAGCACTGATGTTTAGTTTTCTACCAGCATTCAAGTTGATATCGCGATCTGCATGAAAGTTCAAATCACCTTGGGCACGAACATTTACACTGTTCCCAGTATAAATGTTCAAGTGTCCCGGGCCGGTTAGTTCAATCCAAACACTTCCGTCACTGTTGCCTATGTATAGTACTCGCTCGCTGTCATTCATTAAGATCTGATGTCCGCCAGCAGTTCTTAGTCGTACTAGCCTATCTTGATCTTCAATATTCCCGTCATCCATTACAAAGCTATGGCCCCCTTTGCGAGAAGCAACTTTATAATCACTTTCATT